GGCGCGGAGCCAAAACTGTTTGCCGCTAAGCTCCAGCCCTACCGCTACCATTAGGAGATAACGGTGTAGGTGATGGCGCCGGTAAGCTCGAACGTGCCGGAGATGGTCACGTTATCCTCCGTGCCTGCGCTCTGCTCGAAGCTCGTCAGGTACGCCGAGGCGCTGAACTCCTTGTCGCCCACGTTGCTGGTGGTGAAGGTGATCGTAGCCGACGTGCGCCCGCTAAACAGCGTGAACAGGTCGTCAATGTTGTAGGTGTTGTCCTCGGCGTGGAGCGCTGAGAACGTCACCGAACCACTGCGGAGACCTTCGAGCAGCTCGCGGAATCCGCTGCTGTCCTTGCTGGTGATGTCGCGCGTCTCCATGCTCAGGGAGATGCTGCACTCTGTCTGCATGTCGATGGACGTCCCCCCGACCTCTACGGTCATGAGGGTTCCATTCATTACGCCGGTAGTCTGCGCCATTGTTATGCTTTCTTTTTGGTTTTGCCGCTGATGGTCTGAATGATGATCCGCAGGTAACCGACTACCTGGTCGTCACGCTTTGAGGGCGTAAGACTGACGTAGACGTCCAGCGCTCCGAGGATGGCCAGCGCGATGGTGGCCCAGTTCTCAAGAATCAAATCCATAGGCGCAAGTTATCGCCCTCGTTTGTCTTAAATCGACACCTTCACGGGTCGAGCCCATCGCCGAACCACCCGGCAGCCTCCGCCTGTTCCTGCGTTAATATCTCAGCGTCGGAGGGCATAAGGTATTGGAACATGACCACCTCGTTCGTGGCGAGGTAGAACGTCATGGCGTCGCGCTCCTCCTGCGTAAGCTGTGGGAAGAGTGCAATGAGTGCATGAAGGTCGCGCTGTGGATGCACCGTAATCGTTAGATCCGTATCACCGACGCACGCCCACTGTCCCGTTGTCGGGTGCTGTATGGTGGCCAGCAGCATGGTGGTGGTGCGCCCTGGCTCATGCAGCACCTTTGGCAGCTTCAGGTTGTACAGCTCGCGGCTGATGCCCTTGGCGCGTTGCTCGCTGGTGAGGTTCAGGCGGGCGGTAACGGGAAGGTAGACGGTGCTCATGTGATGCTGAAGTAAGTCATGATATCAGACTCGATGCCGGTGCGGTTGCTGCTTTGGTCTGATTGATAAATAATTACTTCTTGCGTACGCTTCATGAACACCGAGACACTTGATGGATAGCCTATGCTTAATGTGGTGCTGAAACTGCTAAAATTTCCATCCATGGTAATCAGGCTTTGTGTATTCAGCAGGTCGGTGTAGACGTCATCTCTTGTTGTAGCTGACCACGCCGAGCCATTTTTATACATGCTCAAGCTGCTTACATTATTGAAATGAGAAGTTGTAACACCACTTTGACCAATTAGAACATAGTCTGAAGCCGTTGTACCTTGAAAACCTGAACTGAAATTGGATTCTCCAGTAAATACGCAGAACATCCATTGAGTGCTCGCATTTGTAAATGACGCGCTCAATGACTGAAAAGCGTTAGTAGGTGCAATGACTGGCTTGCCGTTTTCAGTTATTATCGATGATCCGTTGTATATACGCGGCTGATCGGTTGACGTGCTCTGCGTGGCGTTGTTGCTGTTGCCACTCTGATCGTACCACGTGGTCACGAAACACGCTGATGCACCTCCGTGGGTGCTTATGGCGGAAGTGTCCAAGTCGCCGTTACTGTCAAAACCAATATCTATTTCGGCATCGTCGCTGGCGCGTCGGATGCGCATGCATTTGGTAGCGTACTTGCTCAACTGTCGGACGCTGTATGCTGCCGCGGCCCCGCCGTAGGTCTCAAGCATGCGATCGTCGCCGAAGTAGTGGCTACTTATGTTGGATTCGATGCCGGTGCGGTTGCTTGATTGGTCGCTTTGATACAGCACAACTTCCTGTGCCGTGCCATTGAAATAAAACGAGGAACCAACGTCATCCCTAAATAGAATCAGGTTTCTATTAGTCGTTGGCCCAACAGAAGCCGGCGCAGTTGTGCTGTCTGCGGTTGCTCCATTTATAGCAGTATAGATGTTGGACGATGCATAATTATTATAAATGAGCTGCTGGCTTGCTGTATAGGCTGTGCTTCTTAAATCATCTTCATCTGCACTGAAAAAGAGATTTCCGTCGCTGAACATGATACAACGCAAACCGTTGTCGTTGCTTTGCCGACCGTCGTACAAATTGCTGCTTACAGAATTAGAATCAGGAGCAGATACAAAAAAGGCGGTAAACGCTGAAAGGGTTCCCAACGACAAGCTCGTGGGCATATAGTCGTCACTGCCGTCAAAATTCAACGCTGGCTTGCCGTTTTCTGTAAGCACCGTTGTACCGTTGTATATCTGCGGCTGTAGGCTTGTCGTGCTTTGCGTGGCGTCGTTGCTGCCGGTCTGCGAGTACCAAATGGAGACGAATCCCGTACTTGACCCACAGTGCGAGGCGATGGCTGCCGTATCTAAATTCCCATTGGAGTCGAAGCCAATATCGGTCTGTGCGTCGTCGCTGCTGCGCCTGACGCGCATGCAATATCCTGTGTAGTCTTTGTCCACCTTCCTCGTGGAATATGCAGCGGCAGCCCCAGGGTACAGGTCGAGAAGCAAATCCTGACCCGGCGTTACCGCCGTCGTCGTGCGTACCATCTTCAGCGACAGCGGCAAGGTGCCGCGCGTCTCGGCTGTGGCGTCGGTCTCATTCAGGCCGGCAAGTAGCGCAGCCTTGGCGGTGGCAAAGGTAGCGTTATCGGCGGGCTGTGTCGTGTACTGCGTCCAGTCGCCTGCGGTGTCGGGATCGGCTTGAAACTTCGTCGAGTAGAACAGCGTTCGGTTAATGGTGTCGGTCTCGCCGACGTCGCTTACCTCCGATTCCGCCAAGCCGTCACCGTCGGGGCGGGCGGTGTAGTATACCTCCAGCGTAGCGGTGGCGCCGCTGCGCTCCGTCTCTGCCTCGGTGTCATAGCGCCCGTGATACTGTACACTGACCGCCGACTGGTCGACGAACTCCAACGCCGTGCCGCCACTGTTGACGGCGAGCACTTGGCCATTGGTGCCGAGGGTGCCGGGCGTATCGCTCAGGTCGGTGATGCTGGCCGCACCGATACGGGCATCGACTGCCGCGTCGGTATATCCAACCTTCGCGTTATTGGTCGCCGTGTCGCTCTCGATAGTGTCCAGGTCTACCGCCTGCGTCACGGTGAGGTGGTCCACCTTATCAAGCTGCGCCTGTGTCGCAAACTTGTTGGTCGTGGCCGCGTCGCTGATGTCGTCAGCATCGAGCACGACGTCGCCGGTCTGCGTGTTTACGCTGGTGACGTTGCCGCCGGTGGTGACGGTGGCGGTACTGCCGGAGATGGACAGCGAACCGTTGGACACCACCAGCTTGTTGACGGTACCGCTGGGGTCGCCGTCGACCTCCTCCACGGTAAGGATAGACAGCGGTTGGATATTGATATCCGGCGCCTGCCCGACGCGCATCACCCGGACGTTGTACGTAGCCTCGGCGATGTATGCGCGTTGATCGCTGTCGAACTCTACGTCGGCAGTATCGAAGTCGATACTCTGAATGTTGACGCCGGTATACGTTCCGCCCACGCGATCGAGGGCGCTACGCACCTCGTCGCTGATCGTCATGGCTTCGCCGTACTCCTCGCTGACGCAGTACACATCGACGCGGGCGGTGTCCAGGCTGCTGCTCCCGGACTTGGTTCCGCTCGGCTGGATGTCGCTCACCTTGTAGACGATGAACGGCAGCGCGGCGTCTTGGTCCGCTATCTCCGGGTATACCCGCGTTCCGCAAATGGCGACGATCTCCGCGTCGTTGCTCAGAATGTTGTATAACGCCTTGCCTACATTCATTTCCGTAGAATCTTCTCCATTAGTGCAGCATAGCCCATTTCCATCACGCGCATGGCTTTAGGGATACCCTTGGCGATACCGCGCTTAAAAAAGCCCTTGTTCGAGGTGCCGCTCTGCATTCCTCGCCCTCCGGTGAATCCCTTCGTTCCTTTGCGCAGCGTGGGCATGATACCCTCGTCGACCATGTGCGCGAAATAGCCGTCCGAAGTGATGACCGAGGCCGGCTCCTTTTTATCGAAAACCATTTGAGACCGCGGGCCAACCAAATAGGTAAACTTGGAGCGCTTCGCCTTGAATACCTTGATGCTTTTGATAAGCGTCCTGTTCCTAATGTCATACGACGGCCCGCGCTTACCGTCATTCTTGCCGCTACGGCGTACCCTAATGGTTCCCCCATGTGGGTCAATCTCGGTTTTTAATGCGGCTTGTATCTCCTTACCTGCTGCCTTGTGGATATTCCGCACCGCCTTTACGTTCTCCTTGCCGAAGTTGCCGAGGCGATCGAGCGCTTTAAATAATTCCTCCATGCCCTCGACGCCGCGGGCGTCCAACAGGCTGCCCTGTACGCTCTTCGCGCGTAGGTGGATGTTACTGTCTACGTGCCTGCCGCGTCCTATCATCGCCCTCCTTTTTCGCGGCAGTGGAGGCGCAGACCTTCGCGGCGCCCTACCTCTTCCTGCCCCAGTATTTCGTAGTTCCTGGACTCGAACACCACGCGGTCGGTTTCGGTGATCGTAAACGAGCCCTGAGGGTGCCGAATGAAAAACTCGATATTCTGCTGTGCGAACATCTGTTCGGCTTCCGGCGTCTCCTTCTGCCCGCCTTTATAGATGACCTGCGCCCATACCGTCGCCTTCGTGGTGTAGTCCTTTTCCACCTCGCCGAAGTCGTTGCGCGTGTCGTCCTGCGACTGGATTGTTATCCGCCTGTCGAGCCGCTGGAACTTCATCGGAAGGAGACGATTCGGTACGGGTTGAGCAAAGCATCGAGGCCGAGCTTCACCTGTGTGGTGATGGTGCCGACGATCTCCGGCTGCCGCATTTCGTACATGTGCGAGACCAGCAGTTTAATGGCGTGAACGATGGCCGCCGGGACCGTCGCCTCGGTATAGCCTACCGTAGCGACCACGTTCAACTTGTAAAAGCTGTAGTCGTAGGCGTCGGGTACGTTGATTAGCGTCACCTGGGCGGGTTTGCGCAGGTGGTCGAGATAGTAGTCGGTATCCTTCACCAACTGCACGGTGGAGCTGGCATCGGTACGGTACAGCAGCGTAAAGCCCGTAACCGAGACCGGGCCGACCGGTATCTCGAACTTGCTGTAAACATCTTCATACGTGATGCTCACGCTACGGTCGCCGATGCGCAGGTTCGTGACGTTCTCGATGTGGAGGATGGCCGCCTCACGCATGGCCTCGATGAGGGTGTCCTCCTCGCTGTGTTCTACGCGGAGGAAGGCCTTCAGGTCGGCGGTACTTACCACGTCGCTGTAAACGGGTGCGCTGGCGTCAGTTACTGTATACCGCATGCTTTGCAATTTCGACAAAAAAAGGGAGGGCTATCGCCCCCCCTTTCTCAATTGGAACCCCCCAATTATTAGGTGTCAGCACCCAAAATCGTTGCGTCGGTGAACGGAAGCGCACCGATAGACTCGGCACGGCGTACCGCAGCGTCGAAGAACGTATCCACCACGATTTTCACGGTGCCCGCCGAGGACCCCGAGTAAATGTCCACCGTGACGTCCAGGCCGCCCCAGTTGGCGTAGTGGAGATCCGTCCAGTCTCCGTAGTACACGAAGCGGAGCGCATCCCATCCCGTGGCCGTGCCGAGGGCGACGTCTCCGCCGCCGTCGATGAGCTGCGAAGCGTAGACCGCGCCGGCGTCGATGCTCGGCACGCTGCCGCTGGTGAGCACGTTATAGCCGAAGATGGAACCATTCTCCACCAACGGGCTAACGCTGGACACGTTGGCGAGGCCCATCAGGCGAGCCATAGCCGTCGGGTGCATGAGAAACGCAGTGTTGTTCTCCGCGCCGTTGGCCGTGATCGTGCTCCACAGGTTGCGGACGTCCTCGGCTGTGGTAGCGGCCAAGTCGTTCGTTCCGGTCATCGTTCCGAGGACCACCGTACCGGTGCCGTTAGCCAGCGCCGTAGCGCCGCCCGTTCCGTGGATGGCCTTCAGGGCGATGGCGTCCTGAGCGACAGCGATGGAGCGACCGAAATCCGCGGCGATGACCTGCGCCATGTTGCCCGCGGTTTGGTTGATTGCCTCCTTCGTAACAATCATCTGCTGCGCCAAGCGGTTGGGCGACAGCGTGACGGCACCCATTGCACCGGTGTTGCCGGTGACGCTGGCACCCTCGGCGGGCGTCTCGGCTGCGTCGGTCGGCAGGCTGGGCAACTTAATGTCACCGACAAAGCCGCTCAGGCGCGTGGCGCCGGTAGCCTCCAGCAAGGAGGAGGAACGCAGCGCACCGACCAGGGCGTCCACTTCCGTGGCCACCGTGGTGACTGCATCGTTCACGCCGCTCTGTGAGCTGTCGACGCCGTACACGTTACGGGTCTCCAGCAGCTTGGCCGGGATGGAGAAGTCTCCGCGGAGCGGTAGACCCATCGCGCCGGCTTCGTTGCGGGCTTCTTGGTGCATCTCACGCTCGACGCCGGTGGGGTTGCCACCTTCGCGGAGCGCCTTGGCGAAGCTGTACGAGGCGCGGATATTCTTCATCTCGGAAGCCTCCGAGGTAGATCCGGCTCCGGTCTGCGCCATCTGCTTGATGCGGCTCTCGTTCTTGGCGAGGCTGTCGCGCATCTCCTCAGCCTTGGCGAGCTTGGCGTGGATGTCGTTGGTTTCTTCGAGCTCCTCAGCAGTGAGGGCCCGCTCTTCGCTCGTGGCGAGCTCCTGGACGTTCTGCAGCTTGTTCTCCAACTGGGAGATGTAGCGCTGTGCGTCTGTACTGGTGCGGAAGTTCATTGTAAAACTCTGTTTGGTTGGCAAGTTAGTACCCTCTTTCTTTTTATTCCGCGCCTCAACCACCGTGTTACTGTAGGCCGGGAACGGAACGACGCTCAGTTCGTAGAGCTCGCCGATTTTGTTGATGGTGCGCAGGTTGGCCTCCTCGTTCCAGTCCTGTTCGGCAATGGTGAACCCGAACGACATTTGATTCATATCGCCGCGCTTTACCATCTCGTACAGATCGCGGGCGGCTTGGGTGTTGCCCAGCTCGGCGCGGTACTTCAGTCCGCGGTCGTCTTGGCTGATGGCCATCGTGCCCGACTTCGTGCGGGCGTAGGGTGCGCCCTCATGGTTCAGCAGTAGCCGAACGTCCGCGTCCAGGACGCCATCGAAAGCGCCGCGATTGATTCGCTCCTTGAACGGCCCCAGGTCGGTCGTGTCGTCAAAAAGTGCCGCGTAC